TATTCCCACACTACACCTTGCTGCACAGCGTAGTCTAAGATGCCCTTTGCGTGCGCTTTAGCAATACTCTGCTGCCAAGACAAATCAATCATTAATCCGGCATCAGAATAATTGGTAAAGAATCCATTCTCCGACAACACCGCAGGCATTGACACATTGGTAAGCATGGTAAACCTTGCCTCCCTATCTAAATCACCATCTAAATAATCAGCTCTATGCACCCAGCCTGGTGTAGCAGTTTTCACCTGCTCTCCGATGCAAGTTGCAAGGAGATCCGCTTTCGTTTCTCCTGGTGATGTAAAAATCTCCCATCCTCTGGCAGTTGTTGCTGCGGCTGCATTGCCATGTATGGAAACAAGGACAGAGTGTTTAGCTACAGATGCGTAGGAGTTGGCAAGTTGGCAGCGTTTATTCAATGTTGTGTCATTGATAGGCTCGTATATCTTTTTAACTTTAAAGCCATAGTCAAGAAGGTACTGCTCTAAATAGTTAGCTAATGAGCGATTAAACACTCCTTCAAAAAACCATCCATAGGAATGAAACTTGCCTGTGCGATGTTGATAGCACTTTGAAGGATAGGTAACATATTTCTCTGGGCCCGTTCCGTTTCTCATGCCACCATGACCCGCATCAAGGCATATTAAAAATTCATTTGCTTTCATATTTTATATTTTTAAGGGGAGAAGAAATTAATCAACTCCCCTTGGCACTAAGGTAGCGATTCTCTGCGCCTATAATTTAAACCCGATAAGAGCAAAGGCTGCGCTTATCAATGATAGCTTTGCAGGTAATTTTACCTCAATTTCCTTCCCAGCACATTCGCGGCTTGTCTCTTTGATTTTATCCCAAATGATTTGAGCCAATTGGATATATTCTCTCCAAGTAAATTTTACCTTGTTGCCCTCAAGATGAACATTAATTTCACTTGCAAGCTCCGCAAAGTTCATTGAGTAACAAGCCACGTCACCCATCGGTGACTTTATGCCATCTGCATTTTTAAGGGCATCTTTTAAATTAGTTTGCATATTATTTGTTTTTAACGTCTGAAAAATCTAAGAATAATTGTACCAATATTTGTTCCAGTTATAGATTTTATATTTTCCGAAATACTAAACAATTCCGTAGCTGCAATAATGAAGCTTACAGAATACGTTATCTGCGATGGCAGTTGGAAGGTTATACTTGCCCCGTGAAAAATCATGATACCGCAGAAATAGGTTACCACCTTTTGAGATGTGCGATAAAGCCCTTTGCTTGTTATGGGCTCTCCCCTTTTCTTTGCCGCCATGATTCCCGTGACCGTGTCTGCAAAAACAACAAAGATTGTAAATATCAAGAAATGTTTAATAGGTAGGAAAAACGAGAATAGCACTCCGCAGCAAATGGAATAGGCAATGCCATCGTAACCAAGTTTAAAAATGTTGTAGATAACTGCTTTCATTATTCAAGTTTTATTAACCTCACATCTCCATCAACCGTTGCAAATTTGCCATCAGCGTATTTATACAAGTCGTATTTAACACCGTTAAAGGCAAAGGAAACTTGATTAGTAAATGTAGATAAAAGTAGATTTGTTGAAATCGTGTACACTTTGCCGTTATCAGGATTAAATATTAAACGCTTGTTTAGATTTAACTCAATCACTCCGTCAATAATTTCACCGTTAAAATTTAGCCTCCAGTCTCCTATAAACTTTGCTGTGTCCCGTTGAGCCGTTGTAAAATAAACAGGCTTGCCACTAATTTGAACGTGTAAGTCGTTGTAATAATTAATCCTTTGTACGGCTTTGCCCTTTGTAATAATAGGCTTTGCATGAATAGCTAACGTGTTGCTTTGCCTTTCAGCATCGGTAACAAGGCTTTGAATGGCAGTTGCACTATCGCCCAATATTTGCTTTGAGCCTGTAACGGTGCTATCCGACAAAGTTGTTTGCTGAATAATGTAGTAAATATTGCCTTGCTTTTGAATATACACCGTGTCTTTTACAACATCTTGCGCAAAGGAAAACAAGGGAAGGAATAAAAATAGGTATCTCATTTTATTTATTTTCGAGGTTAATAATTCTTTGTTCAAGGGCTTTAATTAGGGAGTTTTGCTCCTGTATGGCTTTGGTTAGGATGGGGATAATAGCTTGATAATTTACAGACATTGATTCCTCAAAACTTACCACCTCTGGTAAAATTGTACCAATATCTTGAGCAATAAATCCAAGTTGTTTACTACCATTACTTTTATATGTATATTCAACAGGTTGTAATTGTAAAATATCGTTTAAACCATATTTTAAATCAAAAATATCATCTTTTAAATTAAAATCTGAACGCGTCGTATAAGCTGATGCACTAACATTGCCTCCAACGTACACACTATCAACAACGTGTAAACGATAACCGCTTTGTGGCGTTGCAGTTCCAATACCTACGTTGCCACTTGAAGTGATACGCATTCTTTCATCTGTATCTGTATAAAATGTATGAAATCCACCAAAAGCAACCTCAGGTCCAATGCTATATCTTTGCTCACCATTTCCTGCATTTGAAATTATAGAAGCATAATCTATTCCTGAAGTTTTAAAATTAATAGTGTTACTAAATGAACCCGAAGTTCTATTCATTGTTAATATAGGTCCTGAACCTTCAATATGAAGTAAACTAACAGGACTTGCAGTTCCAATGCCAAGCCTACTATTAGTATTATCCCAATGCAGATTAGTTGGTGTTAAAACTCCACTTGTTCCATTTCCAACCATTACTTTGTTTGCTGCCAATGTACTTTGACCCGTCCCCCCATTTGCCACAGGCAAAACACCTGTTAAGCCTGATGTAATAGAACCACCAACACGCAACCATGCATTACTTGTAGCCTTTTTATAATGCCATTGAATATTGGTTGCTGTGTCTAATATAATATATGCCATTGTATCAATGGAAGGCTTTCTTACTGTATCAGAAGCTACGCCCCGATATACAAGCCCATCGGCAGTACTCTGTTCTCCAAGCGTTATTTTTTGGTTGCCATTGCTCGGATACTGTGCCAAAGCAAGGCAAGGCAAAAGGAAGAGGAAAAGGGGAAGGAGTTGTTTCATGTTTTTGTTTTTTAGTTGCACGTTTTTTTAATTACAAAGCCTCCTGTAATGTATAGCATATCACTTGTGTATGTACCATTTAAATACAACCACCAAACATCACCAGTTGTAAGTGTATAGTTTACATTGACTTCTTTTAAGTCATATTCATTCATTGCAATTTGACTACCTTGTAATGACATTCCAGTTGTTTGTATTCTTGTAGAATTTGCTGCTTTATAAACACCAATATAATAATCCTTATCACCTGCTGCTGGAGGACAAGTTGAGCAAGTTAAAGCTCTTGCATATATAGAATCAATACAATAACCATTTAACGAAGTTGGTACAACTAACATATTAAGACCATATTGAGGATCCCACGTTGCAGCACTATTATCTGCTGCACCTGCAAATATCCCTAAATCCCAAACATATCTTTCAGTAGGTACGGTTATAGTTGAACTTAATGTGCCGCTTGTTAAAGATAAACCTGTACCAACCGATACAGTAGATACAGAGTTATCAGATGTTTTTCCCAATATAGATGTAGATGTTCCAGTTGTAGAAGATAATTTTATTGTATTTGCAAATGTTTTAACACCTCCAAATGTTTGTGTAGTTTCATTAACTACACCCTTAACAAATTGACTTGCATCAACAATAGTTATATAAGGACTTACTGTATTATCAGATACATAAATTGGAGCAGCAGCATAAACTCCTGTAACTGTTCCACTGCCTCCACTTGGTATTGCTTGTGTACTTAATAAACCTGTTGAACTTGCCGTAACCATGCGAGTGCCAGAGCCTGCAAGATTAGTTAAAGTGGCTGCGCCTGTTACGCCAAGTGTGCCATTCACATACAATGTATTTGGATGTAAGGAGTTTGGTGTTGATTCTGATTTAATACCTAAATTTCCATTTATATCTTGGTCTAAACCTAAAGTTTGAGTTAAACCACTAACTGAATAAAATTTAAATCCACTTGTTTTTTGTGATAAAGGTAAATTTTCAAATATTATCGAAGAATTATTACTTGCAATACCCATTTTAAATATTTCATTACTTCCAGATTTAAATAAAATATTGTTTTGACCAGTACCCGAATGACTTAATGTTATTTGAGAAGATGCTGATATAAATTCTGCCGTTGTTCCTGTTAACGCTCCTGTCAATGTTCCCCCTGTCAATTTTAAATAAGTTGAATCAGCTAAGCCCGTGCGAAGGTAACTTGAATTATCGTATGTTATATTTGTTCCCGATGCCTTGACAAATCCTGTTCCGTTTAAAGTATTTTGCTTTCCGTTAAAAGTGTTCCAATCGGTTGATGTCAAAAAACCATCTGCGGATGTTGTTGCCTGTGTTATAGATAAAGTCCTATTTGCCGTCAAATTTCCTCCACCTTGTAATGGTGCGGTTGTTCCTATGGTGATTGTGCTATTTGCTGGAGTAAATCCTAAAGCACTTTGTTTATTATTGAATGTAGTCCAATCCGTTGAGGTTAAATACCCATTTCTTCCACTTGTTGCACTTAATAATTCAATGATTGGAGTGGTAGTTGTATTTAAAATAGATAAAGGATTTCCACTTGTTGCGGAAACCGTTACACTTGTTACAGTACCATTACCACTTCCTACTCCTGCTCCTATGGCTGTACGAAAGTCAGTAGCAGATAAAGCCGAAACACTATTGTCAACATTAAACCTTGGGAAAGTAATGGCTGAAGGATTAGTTAATGTAAATATTGACTGTCCAATAGTCGAACCTCCTAAACTTGTTCGACCTGTAGATGCAATTAAATCAGTGCTACCTCCATCCCATTTTAGTCTGTCGGTAAATGCGGTATTCCAATTACTCGAATTATTTGTGATTGAAGATGCCCAAGTTGTGCCCGTAGATAGTGCAATGCCTGCCTCTGGATAGATTGGATTTCCTCCTTGAGCCGAACCGACCGAACCAATACCGCTAACCGTTGCAACCGTATAATTAGCACCTACTTTAAAAGATGTCGAAACAATGGTAATTTTATTTGTGTCAGTTAAATTATACTGGTCATTGTTTAAAAGTTGTCCATTCCTAAATACCAAAATATAAGCCTTTAATTGGATAGGAAATTTAGGCGTTATTGTCCACGTCAAAACACTTGATAAGGCTGGTTGATATTCTTGTTTTAAAATCTTTATGGTATCGCCACCAATGGCAACGTTTATTGAATCCTGTAACCTTGCGTATATGGTTGACGTATCTAAACGCAAAGTTCCCGTCGTTGTTATTGTTCCTCCAAGCAAGCCGAAGCCTGAACCTACACTTGTAACCGTGCCCGTTCCTTTTGTATCTATTCTATTTGATAATGAAGCCGTGTCGGTTGCATTTAATTTTGATGCAAACCTTGTAGTAAGGTTTAATAAACTTGTATCGGTTAATTCCATTAATACAGATAAATCAGCAGACACTGTACCCGTGGTTGTTATTGGGTTAGGTGAAACAAGTATTCCCGTACCACCTGAAATTGAAGTAAGGCTTCCCGATCCTCCGCCACTTCCTGCACCGCCACCACGGGGAAATATTACCGTGTAATTATCGTTAACTTTGAATGATGAAGCTGAAATAACCACGCTTGTTGACGTTGGTACGGTGTATTGAGAAGGTAATAAGATTTGTCCGTTGCGATACACTTGAATAAAGGTAACTCCCCCAGGAATTAAAGTGTCTGTTTGTGTCCAAGTTAACGTTGATGTTGTTACGCCTGTGGTATAATCCTGCCTTGCATATAATCGCCCCGTTGTGTCCGCGTATGCTTTAGTTGCGTAGTTGGCTAACATTGCAGCCGTGTCACTTACTAAAAGTGTTGGCGTTGTGTCGCGCCATAATCCACTTTTATAATATAAACTTGCGTTTGCAGAAGGTGACGTGATTGCAACATCATGAAGCTCATGCAATGCATAACCCGATGCCACACGAATTGAAATTGTACCATTGTTTGAAGATGAATTTATACAAAAGCCAATAGGCATATCAAGGTTAGGTGCAACAGGTTCAACGTCTGTCCAAACACCTGCCACCGATGGCGAAGGATAAAGAATAGCACCAGCCGCAAATGTATCAGTGTTAACTTGCCTTATCTTGCCAAAGGAAATAACATAGCCATCCTCACCGTTGCTTAAATCATGTGCCGTTATTCCTAATAGCAATTTTGCATCTATTGTGCCATTGGCTATAAATTTTGCAATCGTTATTCTTCCACTTGCTCCAACCGTGCCATTAGCATAAACAAGACTTCCTTTTGTAATGGTTGAGCCTGTCTGATTCTTGACAAGCCAAAAGTTTTTAAATCCTATTTCATTGGGCACAGCATCATACATTCCCAGTACAACCGTACCTAACTCATAATCCCATCGCATTTTAGCCGTGTCAACATTGTTAGGGGAAACACTTGTATCAAAAAATAATGAGTCAACAGGCTGCGTAAATGATCCGCCACCTACTAAAGATGCCCATGCGCCTTGTTTCCAAACATATATACTTCCAGTTACACTATCTAACACTAAATAGGCTTTTACATTCTTATCTGCATAGCTTGTCGGCTTAGTTACTGTATCAGAAACAAGACCTCTCCAAACTAATCCGTTTCCCGTAGTCTGAAAACCTAATCTTTGCTTGTTGCCTGTTATTGGGTAGGGTATGGAATCAATAGAGGCA